TTAAAGCCTTTCTCCATATTATCCACCATTGTATCCATAGTGGTAGATATTTTCTCTACGCCTTTATCTATTGATTTTAATGCTTCTTCTATCTTTGTAACATCAATTGCTGCTAAAATGCCTATTGTGTCTGCCATAATATCTTTTTTTTAAATAATTGCTATATTAAACTTCTTTGCTAATTCTTTTACATCTGTTGCTTTATTTGCCTTCGCCTCTGCCTTCTCTGTTTTATATTCCTCTACTTGCTTTTTAGATAAATATTCCGTATGTGAAAAATCTACACTCATTAGTGTTATATATGGTATTGACAATTCATATAAATATTCTGCTCTTGAAATAAATGGATTGGCTTTTAAAAAATCTACCTCTATCCCTATTTCTGTTACAGACCTTACTTGGATTGTTCTTTCCTCCTCGTCTTCATCTTGTTCTCCGTTGTCATTTCTAAGAACATTTGGGAGAGTTTCGTAATAGAGAAAAAAAAACCTATATCTAAAAGGTTTAATGTGGTAATAAGGATGCTCCCCCAATCCTCCCAATTGTCTGATTCTAACTCTATCTCGATTACTTTATCTTGTATTAATTTCTCGTTTGCTTCCAAATCTTTGGTAAACTTATCATTACATAATATAATAGCTATCATACGTGCCATTGGCTCAATTGATTTTGCCATATTTAATATAATGTTCTCTGCATTCTCGTCTGTATGTTTTATATTCCACGCTATCTCTGCTATCAGCCTTTTAGAGTAAACTCTTAATGGTTTTATGGAAACCTCTTTATTGTCCTTAAATTTTATTATTGTAGGACTATCATTAAGTATTGTGAGTAGTTTTTTCTGCTCTTCTAAGGGTATATCTTTTATATCCATATATATTTTGTTTTCTTTTTATGAAAAAAGGTGGGCAATTTTACCCACCCTTTTTATGATAATTACTTAATGAATTATTTATCGGTTATGTTAATGATGTAGTAAATACTACCACATTACCCCAAACAATTTCTCCATTAGCATTTACAGTGTAAGCTCTCAAGTAATAAGTAGTTCCTGCTGTAAGTCCTGTAACAGAAGCTGTTTTAGCTCCTCCTGTGGTTACTGCTGCTTCTACCTTAGTGTCGGTTAGTTGTGGTAAATCGTGTTGTGCGTAACATACCCCAGCCTTAGTAATAGCTCCATCACCTGTTAATGTAACATAGTAGTTAGCTGTTGCTGATGTTGTTGAAATAGCTGTTGGTGCTAATGTATCAACATCTACTCCTGCTGGAGTAAAGTGCATTGCCATTGCTGGAGAACTACCATTAGATAATGCTGTTAGCATAACGTGTAATTTTACAGGTGCTTTCTTTAAGTCAGAGCCATCCCAATTTGCTGTTACCTTAGCATTATAGATAGTCCAATAATCTAAACCTTCCCAGAAAGAAAGCTTAATCTCTTTTCTAACTCTTGCTGCTACCAATGGTGCATTCCACATTCCTGTTGCTGCATCATAAGTACCGCCCATTAATTCTACGATTTGGTCGGGAGAGAACTTAACGAGGTCAAATTCAATTGTAAGTGGTTTTAAAGTATCCCACTCCTCTAAATTGTTCTCAGAAAACTCGTGTTCAATTGTTGTTACGTCAGGAGCGTCCTGCTTGATTGTTAAGCCAGACATTACTCCGTCTATGTTAGTGTAAGCACCTGCTCCACCTACTGCTCTGTAACCGAGCGATTTTGCTTTATAAGAAATTACTTCCATATTATTTTGTGTTTTATTTGATTATTAAATTAAAAAAATTTATATTAATGTGATAGTTTAATGTTGAGTCATAAGCCATAAATGTATTTAAACTTGGCTGTAATATATACTTAGAGTGTTTTATAGCATTGAATGTATTTAGCTCGGTTATTAGTTTATTTTGCATCTCTCGTAAAGTTACGTTGTCTTGCATACCTCTTTCGTTTGATTTAGCAAATAGTTCTATTCTTACCTTAGCTTCTCCATAGGCGTCATAATCTCGTAATGAGGTTGGTAAACTTATAACAATAAAGTTCGTGTCCTTAACTGCATCTAACTTAATAGGTGGTGAGGTTAAGTAAGTGCTTTTACCTACCTTATTATACAATAATGTATATAAAAAGCCCTCTATCTCTGTTACGTTATAATTTTTATTTATCTCATTCATATTTACCTTGTGTAAGTGTATTCATTTTGCCAATTCCTTACTTTATTTGCTCCGAAAGTTTTTCTTACCTCATCATATATTGATGATATTACTACATATTTTGCATTACTCTTTGTTCCATTTTCCAAGTAAACACCATAGTATATTGTTGCTGCGAATACTACCTCCCACCCTTGTGTGAATGTTGGTATGTATTCTGCTAAAAAATCCTCTGCCTCTTCTCTACCTTTTATATAGTCCTCTGTCGCAGTTTTCTTAATTGATTCGGTCGCAAGTGGAGTGTTATCTACAAATCCGTGCTTTTTTAGTTGCCCTTTATAGTAAATTGCCCAAATGTAACTATCTCTTAAGTTTTGTGTTTCATTATGACTATACTCGCTTTCTAAATATGCTTTTCTTAACATTTGTCTTGCATAGGTTTCTAATTCTCTTAATGTAACTAAATTAAGTTTTTCTAAAATAGCTTTCTTTGCTTTCGCAAGTGCTTTCTCATCTACCTTAATATGTTTATAGTTACTCATTATACGTCTATGTCTTTTATGTAAATAATAGCATATCCTTTTTGGGAAGTGAAGCATTTTATTACATTGCCGTTTATAACTCTATCATCTGCTGTCGCTGTAAATATATCTAAGTCTGTAATATCTATTGTATAATTACCACTATTATCTTTTGTCATTGGGGCGTATATTATGTAGTTTGCACCTTGTACACTATTATCAAGTGTGGTTGCTCGTTGAATATCAACAATGCCACTATATCCTGTTGAGGTTGTACTTGAACTGAATGGGTCGCTTTCGTCTCCATTTGTTGTTCTTGTAAACGTCCCTACGTAAGGAAATTGCTTGATTTTATCTACTTGGTACATACTCATAATTAATCCCTTAATGATATTTGTGTAATAGTTGAGTTATTATATTCTCCTATTATTTCATTATATAAATCTACATCATACATTTTATATATAGACAAAAAAGTATTGCGGAGTTCGGTTTTGTCAGCCATACCTTCACTGCCCCAGCTTTCCTCAAAAGCGTTATGCTTTGAAGTATAGCTACCGATAGTTGAGGGAGAATTATAAACTTTCCTTAATAGGTCTGCATATAATAACTTTTTACCTATCTTTTCTACCGTGTCGTGTGATTGAGATGATTCAAAGCCTCTATCCTCAACGATATTTTCTAACATTGATGTATCAACTCTAAATCGTGTCTCTCCACTTAACCACTCTACAATACTTTTTGCCATATTTTTTTAGTTGTTATTGATTATGAATCAGCTGTTGTTGTATCTACAATTGTCATTGTATTGTAAACGGATAATGCTGGTGCAATAGCTATCAAAAGCTCTGTAATTCTAACTGGACTTCTTCCACTATCATTTAACCAATTCATTATACCAAACAAACCATTTTCTAAGTAAGCAACTTGCTTATTAGGATAGTTAGCTAATTTAGCTAATTCATTGATGTTAGAGTACTTAATAACACCTTGCTTTCCTGCTGGAGACAAAACAGCACTACCTGCCTTCCATCCTCTTGTTGTAGTATAATAAGAGGTTTGTCCTCCGTTAAGCATTTGTTTTTCTTCTACAAGTTCAATTACTGATAGGTTACCAACATTAACAGCCCATTGATTAAATGCGTCAAGAGTTACTATTGAATTTGTAGTGAATAAAATGTTATTATAGTTTAGGTATGAGCCTACTTGACTTCTAACAGCTGTATTTAATTGAATATTTTGGAATGTGGTTTTATCCATTTTCCAAGTAAGCATTCCTGTAAATCCTGTTGCTGTTCTTAGTGCGTCTTCCTCTGTCTGCATTTTTGTTAAAATGTCAGAAGATATATCAGACCAAACTTTAGCACCTGCTTTCTTAAATCTTGCTGCTGGAATATCTGCTATTCCTTGAAATTTAAAGCCTGTGGTATTAGCGGAAATCATTTGCCCTTTTGACATTAATTGTGCTGACAAGTTAGAGATAGTTGCGTGAGCTCCTTTTACTAAGTCATTGATGTTAGATACATATTGCGTCAATACATTAACATCTCCACCTGACATTTCAAGCATTACTTGGTAATACTCTTCTTCCTCTGGTGTAATCGAAAACGACCTACCAAAATCTCCGATACTACCTGTGTAGTAGTTCATAGAACCTTTTGGGCTTTCAGTTGGCTCAGACCATCTTGCTCTTGGCTCTAACATTGGTGCTGATTGTGCAATCATTTCAATTGCTCTAAATGTTGCTACTCCTTGTGAATCCGAAGGGGTAGGCATTCCATCTTTATCAAAGTATCTCTTCCAAAATGACTCTTGGTACATATCGGCAAAGACTGTGTTGATTAAAGATTGTGTATTAGACAAACCTGCTTTGTATAAATCGTCTAATAATGCTATACTTTTTCCAATTGCTGGCATATTCTATATTTTTTTAGTTGTTAATAATTATAGTTCAAATAATGTAGCGTTATTTGACAATTTATTTAAAAGCTCTACATAAGTAGGAATCTTAACACTTGCTTTGTATAAAGTTTCGTGGTAATATAATTCAGTTGTATAGGTTGCTTTACCCCAATCCGTGATAGATGTAGCGTAAGGGAAGTCAATGTATATATCAAATGCAAATATACAATTGATAGTTGGTACAAGAGGTACAGAGTCTGTTGCGTGTGCTTTATCTGCTTCTACAAAGATAGTGTTTACAGCAACAGCGCTTGCTGAAAAAGCAGCTGCTGTAATTGTTCCTTTATAAACATTACCATCAACTCCTGTTAAAGTAGTAACCTCAACAGCTGATATAGCGACACCTGCTCCAGTAGTAGCTCCCGTTGCTGGTGCTACCATAAGGACTGTTCCTGTTGTCAAAACGTGGTCAAAATCTCCTCCATAGAAATAAATACTTGTGTCTGTTGCTTCAAGTTTTTTTGCGAGCTTAAACGTTTTTAGGTGTTTTACTTTCCCTGTTGAAGGGTTGTAATAACCAAAATCTCCCATAAAAATTTTACCTCCTACGGCTGGGCAACCTGTAGAATCTAATTCTGCACCGTTTACCACTCCAACTCTCTTATGTCTTGCTGGTGTGTAAAAAACGATTTTTTGTCCTCCTGCTGACCCTTTTGTCCTCATTTGAACTCTTACATTTGCGTTAGGCATTTTTTTTTGTATTAAGTTAATAAATATTATTGCTTTCTTAAAATATTGGCTTTTACTTCATTGTAAGTATCAATATTTTTATTTATATTGTCTTTTGTATTTTGTGGCGAGTCAATATTACTTGGCGTTATTCCAAGTTGTAAAATGTCATTAAAATCCTTTAATCCCATTTCTACTATTGCCTCTGTTTCTATTTCAGATGAAACATTTAACTTATTAAAGGTTAGTTGCAACAATGGTAATTGGTTTTCTCCAATACCCTTTTTAGCAATGTTGAAAGCGGCTTGCTTCTTTTCATTTGCTAATTTTTCAGCTCTAAATTGTTTAGCAAAATCTAAGGCGTCCTGATATTCTTGGGGTAGTTCAAATTCTGTTTTCACTTCTTTTGTGTCTTTTGGTTTGTCTTTAGGGATAAATTTCTTTGCTAACTCTTCTTTAATTTTTTCAGATTCTAACTTTAAAATAGAGTTCGTATTCGCTTGCATTTCAGGCATAACCTCAACAGTAAACTTAATTAATTCCTCTATATCTGTTTCCTCTGTTACTCCTTCAAATAACTTATCGGCTCGTACTTGAATCCATTTATCCGTTATTTGTTTCTCTTTAGAGATTTTATCTCTCTCTTCCATTAATCTTGTTAGGATTTCTTCCTTTGTAATCATTTTTTTATTTATTTTGTTAAATATGTGCAAATATAAATAAACTTTTAAATATATATGCTTTTTATGTTATATATTATCTATGACTACTTATAAATATGACATAAATATTAATTGTTGATAAGTATTATTAATATATTTGCATATTATTTTAAATTCAAATAATTTCAATGAAGACTATATTTAATCCATATAAAGGCATACAAAGGCAAGCTACTCGTAGTAATTGCGATATTGTGTGCTTGACAGGTAATGCTGGGGGTGGTAAAACACTAAACCTTGTTATGGACGATGCTTATGATGTCTTGACGAATCCTAAATATAGAGTTACATATATAAGAAAGAATGAAGACCAGTTCTTTGCGAGTGGTGGTATTGCAGATACTTTTAGAAAGGTATTCCCATTAAGAAAGGACGGAGAAAATTATATCGGGAAACAAAGACCTATTGGTACTATTACCCAATCTCGTTATAAAGGGGTTAGTTTCGATAATGGAGCTAAGGCTAATTTTATGCACGTTGCTGATGAAAACCCAAAGGTTTTAGAGGATAGATTTAAAGGGGTGCAAACAAATAAGATTAAAATGGATGAGGCTGATGCTTTTGATTTCGCTACCCCTTTTTATATCATAACTCGTTTACGTGGTGGTGGTAAAGGTAAGAAGCAGTTAATCTGTTCGCAAAACCCTGAACGTGAATGTTGGATGAGGGTATTTTGTGGCTCTGGGGCAAATGGTGGTGGTTGGATTAATGATGACGGAACTGTTAATGAGGATATGAATGGAGTTGTTCGTTTCTTGTATATGATAGACGGAACGTTAGATAATGTTGTTTGGGGCAATAGTAAGAAAGAGGTATATGATAAATGTAAAGAGGAAATTGATGGTAAATTAAAATTACTTAAAAGAGCAAATATCTCTTATAATCACTTAATTAAGAGTTGTGTGTTTTTTAATCTTAGCGTTTTAGATAATGAAGTGCTGCTTGCTGAAAACCCTGATTATATCGGCTCTCTTTCTAATAGTGTTGCTTCTAAAGCTCAATTATATACTGATTGGAATTACTCTAAATATGATGATAGGGTATTTGTTGAGGATAGTGTCAAAAGTGATTCTATATTTAATCTATTCTCAAATTCGCCTCGTAGAAATGGCGAAATTATTATCACTTGCGACCCTGCATCAGTAGGCGAGGATAATATGGTTATGATGGCGTGGGATGGTTATCATTGCTTTGATATAGAATACCACCAAACGTTGGAGTGGAATATGGTACAACCGACAATTAGAAAGTTTATGATAAAGCATAACGTGGTTGATAAATACGGTATGTTAGATAATAAAAGGTTGTATTTAGATACTCAAAGGTTTGAATATTTAGTTGATAGCTTTGTTGGATGTTATAGGTATAGAGGCGACGCATCTACTACTAATAGAGGGGCGTCAGGTTACTCGAGGTTCAAAGATGAATCTGCTTTTAAAGCGGTAGAAATGATTAACAACGGCTTGATTACATTTGATAAGAGCTTAAAAGATATGGTATATAAACATCAAATGTCTAAAAAAACAGATACTACTATATGTAGGCAGCTACTTGAGGAATCTAAGGTATTTGTATTTGATAAAAATGACTATGGTAAGATTAAGCTTAAAAATAAATTAAATCAAGGGCATTCTCTTAAAGGTAAATCTCCTGACTTATTTGATAATATCATTATAAGAGTAGGGGGTAATATATATGATGTATGGAAGATATTAGAGAATGGAATTGATAGTAAAGCAAACAAGATTGCAAACAATAAGCCTTTAATGGCTGAGGATTTAATTAATGAATCAGAAAAGGTTAGAAATAATACTCCAAGTGTTACTAATATGACTGATTTTTTTAGAAATTTATATTAATAATTAAAGCAATATAATAATGGAAAGAATAGAAGAGTTTTTAAACGAGCCAGAATCTTTATTAAAGAAGCAACCTTTTATTAGAGGTGGCGAATTTGTAAAGCAACAAACTAATTATGTGGTAAGTCTTGATGCCAAAAACAGGGTTAAGTTACCAGAGGTATCGGGATATGAGGTTACACAAGATAAGTTCTTACGTGAATTTACCCCATCTCTACACGACATTAATTTTAATGAGTCAATACCTAAGTTTAAAGTAAAGTTAGGAGACGGTACTTTTTTAGAGGATAATTTCTTAATACCTGCGTCTTCTTTTCAAAAGAATATACACGCCAAGCAATGTTTGCACTTAACTGCTAATCCTATGGAGTTTTCTTTACTTAACACTACGTCTGATGAGATGAGCTCTTTAAGTAAGTTATTCGCCAAATGGAAAATGAACTCTAATGATAATAAAGATAAGGCGATTTTTCTTGAATTTAAGCAAGAGTGGAATTATAGGAATATGGATAAGATTAGAAATAAAGCTGTTTCTCGCCAAAAATCAACGGGGGATTGTGCCGTTCTTTATTCTTATGACCCCCTTAAAAGGAAATTAAAAACTAAAGTTTTATCTTATAAAGAGGGTTATGTTATTGTGCCTAATTATAATGACTTTGGGGAGCAAATAGCCGTTTCTGTATATTATAAGGTTGATGATATTGAGAAGATACAAACTTATGATGATACGTATGTTTATAGGTTTGAAAAAAATAACGGAGAAAATGGAGATAAAAAATTCTCTTTAATTTCTAAATCTCCTCACGGGTTTAGTAGATGTCCTTTATTATATAAGAGAGGATATGTTGCTTGGGAGTTTGCTCAATCTGCTATTGATATGTATGAGGTAATTAAAGCTATTCACTCCGTTACTATGAAAAGACACGGCTGGTCTTGGTTGTGGATTAAGGGGGTGTTAGAAAACAACACGGTTACCAATTTAGAGGGTGGCACAGTTATTATGAATGATAAGAATGTGGACGGCAAGGGAACAGGAGATATGAAAGCTATTGAGTTTCCTGAAGCGAAAGGCATAAGTGAAATGCTGAAAGACCTTAAACGTGATATTATGTATTACTCCTCAACTACTTTTATATTACCTGATGATATTTCTCTTGGTAGTGATGTTAGTGGTATTGCTGTTATGCTTACTATGAATGGGGATTATTCTCTTGCTATTCAAACGGCTAATGATTGGGCTGACTTTGCTGATAGTATGGCATATTTATTTGCAGAGGGGTTAGGGTTAGAGCAAGGAGATATTAGTAAGTTTACCAGATTAAAGATTAAAGCGTCTTTTAAAGTTTGGATGCCTCAATCTGAATACCAATATAACTCTATGATGATACAATTAGCGGAAGCTAAATTGACTTCTAAAAGAACGGCTATTGAAAAAATATCTGTATCTGCTCCCGACGAAATGGAACGTTTGTATGAGGAGGCTGCAATTGATAGTCAAAACGAAACGTATGAGGAAGACACAGAAACAAAAACTATAGGTTTTTAAGATATATGAATAAAGGTAATTTTAAGAACATTATAAATACTAATAACTAATGGGAAAATTTATTTACTTTACTATTAATGAATTATGTGATAGTAATAAAAAAAACGGAATAGAAGTTAAGTTTAAACCCAATGATATTCAAAAACAAAATTTAAGCGACTTAATTATTAATCTCCTTGACCCTGCTTGTGCTATATTAGGTTCGCCTATCGTAATAACAGAAGGGTTTTCGGATATAACTAATGGTAATTTAGCTGGACTTGATTATAGTGGAGGTAATGCCGTTAAGTGTACTTGCAATGAGCCAACTTATCTTTATAGTATTATTAAGCAACTTAATGATTTTGATGAACTTTTTCTTATTGATGAAAATGGGAAAGAGTCCGTGTTTTTATCTTTTAGAAAAGGAGAAAACAGAAGACGTCTTGGGATTATTAAAGATTATACATTTACTTGGAAAAACTTTTAAGATATGGTTGAAAATAAATTAATATTATATTATAAAGATGACATTGAAGGAGAATTACCTTTTAATGATATAGTTATAACCGAATATAATTATAGCGATGATTTAATGGGTAAAACTCAATTAAGTGGCTCTTTTGTGTATCCTAATACATCATTATTAGAGTTATTTGATAAGAAGCAATATACTTATTTTAGGGATAATAAATTTTATCTTATCAACCCTCCTTCTTTAAGTAAAGAGTATGGTACTGATAATGGTATGACTAAATATAATTGTGTATTTACTTCTGAAAAAGATTTATTAGATAATATACCATTCACCGATTTAGTGCCTGCTAATGATTCTACAAGGTATTTTACAGCGTCAAGGGATTTTAAGTTTTATGGTGATATTGCTGAATTTGGGCATAGATTATATGCTAATTTATCAGAGAATACAGATATTCCTTATGTTATAAATATTAAGGGTGTAATTATGAATGGTAGTGCAGAGAGGATTACCACTCTTCGCAACACCATACAAACTAAATTTGCTGAATTTACTTTTAGTTATACAAGTGTATTCGCTGCCCTTAACTTAATGTATGAGAATTTCAAGGAGGATAATCTTATATGGTACTTAAAAAATATTGATTATTCGGGTGTTATTAAACCAACTATTTTTATAACTAATACCGTAAGTAATATCGGGGATTTTAAGAATCCTCGTCATATTTTTCAATATGGGCAAGGGAAAGGGTTAGAAAAGATTTCTGTTGAGCCTACTAATAACGATATTCTTACTCGTATATCTGGACACGGAAGTACTCAAAATATTCCTTTTGATTATCCTATTATTTATAACGGTAATACTAA